GCTGGCGTTCGCCCGGTCGCGGCCACGGCGCAGAGCTTCGAGCTTGCGCGCGTGGGCGGCCTGGCGCTTGGGGGATGGTTTGCGGTACATGCAGAGCTTGCAGGGATTGGCTATAGCTCAGTTAGGCGCGTTCAGCCCTCAAACGTCGCGCTATCGTTGTGGTAGCCCTTCGCCACGCGGTAAACCTCGGGCGCGGACAAAACGCCTTTCTCGGCGAGCACCTCAACCAAGCGTCCAAAGGCTTCAGAGCAAGCCACCGCGATTGCGCGTGCGCGCTCAAGTTCTCCGTCATTCCGCACGTCGGAAATCTCGTTGTCTACCCACGTAGATACCTTGCCCTCAGAGTTCCAGCCGTATTGGTTGGTTTTGATCTTCATACGCTTCCTCGCTTCGGCGCCGCGCGCCTAACACTTCGCACAAGCTGACACCCCACGGCGGCAGCTCTATCGCGCTTCGTCAGCGCACCAGCGCCGTGGGGCGCAGCTTTCCTCAACCGTTAGCCGCCCGCCTCACTCGCCGCGCCGCAGGCCGAAGTCCTTGCCCTTGATCTTCACCAGCCGCCCATCAGGGTGGTGCCACACAACGCCCTCGATGTCGCGCCCGTGCAGGTACTCGCGCAGCGCATCGAACGTGCGCGGGCAGTCGGTCAGCACTTCGGCCCCGTGGCGCATTAGCACATGCGATGCGTAGCCCTCGGGGTTCTTCTGCACCTTCGGGCCGCACAGCTCGTAAGTGCCGTCCGGCAGCGTGCCGCCAGCCGCGGCCAGCGCTTCGCGGTGCCGCGCGTCATCCGGGCCTTCGCCCACCGGCACCCAGCCCGGCACATCGCCGGTCACGCTGTCGGGCTCTTGCGCAGCCTCAAAGCCGACCGGCGCAACCTTGCCCGCCTTCAGTTCGTGGCGCTTCCACAGCTTGCCGTCGCGCCACATGCAGCAGGTTCCGTCCAGCTTGCGCGTCGCCACGCCCTCGCCAGCGGCCACCCACTCGGCACCGGGCACGAGTTCGTCGCGCACCAGGCGGTCGCCATCGTAGTTGCGCTGAAACAGGCTCAGGGTCTTCTTCATTCGGTCTTCCTTCTTGCTTCGGCTAGGGGCGGCTAACCCCTCGCTCAAGTTGACCCGCAACAGCGGGCGTGGTGTTCGAGCTACCCAGCGGCGGGCAACTTAGCTCGAACGTTAGGCCGCTAAGGCCGCCTTTGCGCGCTCAATCCATTCCAGTGCATGCGGCACGCATCCGGCGCCATGCTCCGGGCACTCCGGTATGGCTCGCAACACGCGCTCACGCTCGGCCAACAGCTTGTCGGTGATGTCAAGTTCTTCGCGCAACTTCTCGGCGCAACTGTGGCCGCCGTGCTGACCTGTTCGCCAGCGGTGGCCGCAAGTGCAGCACTCAGACCACCCGGCGGGCGGCCTAACCCCCTCGCTCAACCGGACCAATGCCGGCGGGTTGCTTTGTTCCATCTTCATGCTCCTGTAGCGCCGTCATTGGCGCGGTTAGCTCGAACGTTAGCCCTCAGTTCACAGGGTGCAGCACCACGCAGCGCGGCTTAGCCTGCATCTCGGACCACTCAGCGGCCGTCATGCACGCATCGTCGGCGGTCCAATCCATCGAGTACACGTCACCGCTCCATGTGCTGTCTGGCACGTACACCGCGTTCAGGTCGGCACCCGCCAGCGGTGAGTAGCCGTTCTCTTCGGCATCCTTCTGCAAAATCACGTCCGCCTCGGGGTCGGCTTCGGCCAGCGCTGCCATCAGTTCCTTTACTTTCATGCTTCACCTCATGAGGGCTAACCCCTCGCTCAAGCTGACCGCGAACGGCGGCCACGTTTTCTCGCTTCGTCCAAGCCTCAGCGCCGTTCACGGCAGCTTAGCTCGAACGTTAGGGCGCACGCGGCGGGCGCAGTTTGTGCGCCTTCAGCAGTGCGGCCTCGATCAGCGCTGCGGGCGTGTCGGGCTGCGCTGCCATCCACTCGACAAGCCACGCGGGCAGGCGCACGGGGACGTTCACGCGGCGCAGGGCTGGCGGGGCGGGTGGGCGCCCGCCTTTGTTGGGGGGGGTCATGCGGTCACCGCCACCAAGTAACCGCGCCGCTTTGTGGGCCGCAAGCAGGTGCCCTTGTTCTCAGCCGCAGGCCATTCGTGCGCGCCGACGTAAACCTTCGCGTCTTTGAAGACTGCGCCAAGCAGCCGCGCCCACTTGTCGGCAGTATCGCGGCCAACACAGCGCACATGCACATTGCAGCGCACGGCGCCAAAGACAGAGATCGACTCATGCCCAAGTCCAGCAGACGCAAGCCGCGCCTGCATGGCGGCAAGGGCTTCCGCCCTTGCGCTCACTTGTTGGCCTCGATCCACTGCTTGGCTTGCGCTTCGGTTTCGCAGACTTGGACAACCTCGGCGCCTTGGCACACTTGGAAGAACGTCATGCGTTTGCCGAGGAACTTGATGGTCTTGGTGGCGATGGTCATGTTGCTTGCTCCGGGTTGCGTGTTGCGATGTAGTTACTGTAGCACAACAAACGCCAGCGTCAACAACTATTTTGTAACACGCAAACATGGTCACGCTTCGGCACCAGCGCCCTAACACGCAAATCAAGCTGACCCACTACGGCTGCGCCTCCGTGGGCAGCTTATTTGCAACGTTATGCAGCGCCAACAGCCGGGTCTTCTGGCGCCGCAGCATCAATCGCTTCGTTCCACTCGCCGGGCAGCAGGTTGAAAATGCCGCGCAAGCCCAGGGCGGCGCCCTTGTCGCGCAGCTTGCGGTAGCGCTCGGCGTCCTTGCGCAGCGCGGCGGCTTCGTCGCGGTACTCGCGGGCCTTCTCCCCGTTCGCCATTGCCTGCGCAAAGTGGCTGTCTTTTGCTTCGGCCAAGTGTTCTATCTCGTCAGCCGCTTCAGCCGCTGGTCGATAGTCGCCGCTGCTTTTGGCGCGCAGCCATGCGCAAAGTTCGCTACGTCCCATCATCTTTAATCTCCCGTTGTGCGCCACCAGGCGCTGCATAACTACTCGCTCAAGCTAACCCGCCTTCGGCGGCCCGCTTAGCTCCAACGTTAGGCCGCCTGTGGCATTCCAGCATTGGCGGGCTCGTATGTGTCGGCGCTGTCGCCGCCCAGCGGGCGCAGGCATTCCTCTGCAATAAAGCACGGGAACTTGCCGCCGTGCGCATCGCACAGCCACCCCGTGCTTTCGCCAGGACCATCACAGAGCGAGATGCCGCCATTCCGCGTGGTCACACTTTGCCCGCGAATCCCGCGCCGCAACACCGTTACAGGGCGGCCAATGTCCTCGGCGCGAATCCACGGACGCACGATGTAAGCGACTATTTCCGGTTTCACTTTCATGGTTTTTCTCGCTTCGGTTAGGGCGGCCTAACCCCTCGCTCAAGCTGACCCGCTACGGCAGCCAATGCCCGGCCGCTCCGGGCTTGCGTTGCCATCGTCCCTGCGCGGCCGGTCATCGGCTTCCTCCGCGGGCAGCTTAGCTCGAACGTTAGAGCGCATCAACACCGCTCTGCATGGTCTTCGTGCCGTCCTCATGCACCGTCATGACCATCCCGACCGCGAAGCCGCCTCGCGCCACCCGCAGCCACACTTCGTAGCTCGCGCCCTGGCCGCCGAACGCGCTGGCCCTGTTGTCCACCAGCCACCGCGCCAGTTCTTCTGGCGTGGAGAAGGCCGGGCTGATCGGCGTGCCTTCGCTGGTGTCCTCGTACATCATCAGATGCGTGCGCTGCTCGGTGGGCCAGTTCGGCATGTAGTCGTCGCGGTGCGGGCGCTGGCCGGCCCATTGCTCGTAGCACATAGCGCGACTCTCTGGGTCGGTGCAATGGTCAGGGCGCCAGCCGGCCTTCCACTTGGCGCACTCTTCGTCCCACTCGTCCACGCGCGGCTGGTAGCGCTCGCCGGGAAACAGCGGCTTGTAGCGCTCTTCCGGGCCGTGCACGCCGCCAGTCCAGTGCTTCGGGTGTTGCCAGTCGGCCGGCACGCGCCTCACTTCTCTGCCCATCTTCGTTGCTCCTGTTGTGCGCGGATGCGCTCTAACCTCTCGGTCAAGCGGACCGAGTACGGCCGCTTACCTCAGACGTTAGGTGCCCCCAGCGCGGCGCCGCCGAAGGCGCTCCAGCAGCCCGCGCAACTGCCACCCGACCCACACCCCGAAGATGAGCGCGAGACCCATCGACAGGATGACATCCCCGCGCCCAGCAAAGATGCCAACCGTGCTCATTTGGCGATCTTCGGCAGAGGGTGCGGCACCTTGTCGGTGCTTTGGCAGCGCCCGTCCTCGTTAGCAAACGGGCTGGCCTTGAAGTCGGCGTCAGCGCGGCAGCCCACGCTGTCGCTGACCGTGCTGCACTTCAGCTTCACGCGAACTCCGGCCGTCTTCGGGTCCACCACGTCAATCGTTGCCCAGCCGTCGCCTTGGGGGCATGCCGGCGCTTGCGTGCTGTCGCCTCGGCTGATCAGACTCAGTTCGGCCATCGCTGGCAATTGCGAGCGCCAGGCCCGAGCGTTGAACTCGGCGTTCTCCTTGGCCTGCTTCCGCGCCGTCTCCAGCGTGTCGAAGCTCACATCATTGCCGCACGCGGCAAGGACCAGCGCCGCAGTGGCGGCAATCATCGTAGCAATCGAAGTCTTCATTCCTTGGTTCTCCAACAATGGTGCCTTTGTTGGGGCAGGCACCTAACCCCTCATTCCAGCCGACCTACGGCGGCTGAACTCGGGCGTTAGGCCCCGAACTTCAGGCCGTGCTGGCGCTGCCAGATTTCAATGTCCTCGGTGTGCCAGCCGTGCAGCTCAATGCGCTTGCCGGCAATGGTTCCACTTGCCAGCAGTCGCGGTGTCGGCAGGCGTGGCAGCGTCGAGCACCGCTCGCGCTCTGCGGCGCGCTCTTGCGCTCCGTAGGCGCGCATTTGCTCGGCGGTGTAGTAGTCCTCATCGACCCCGCGCAACATTGCAGGCTGCGGCAGCGGGCCTAACTCCTCGCTCAACGCGGACCCATCGGGGCCGGCTACATCGTCTCGCATCGTCTACTCCTGTTCGGCCCCGCTGGGCCGGTTAGCTCGAACGTTAGGCCCGTAAACCTCAGTCATCAGGTCTCGCAGGTCGTCATCAACGCCGCCATGATTACGCGCTGCTGACAGCATCTGATGCAATTCCCGAAGCGGCGTCGTGATGTGGAATCGCATTCTTGCGCCATCATTCCACGTAGCCCATACATGGCCGCGGGCACCTGGCCCCAGGTCGCCAAACACAGCGGCGCCGTATTGTTCACATAGTCGGCGCTGACTGTTCATCACCCATGTTTCGTGCCACGCGCCTCGCCCAAAGAAAACGTCAATCTGTTTGCGCAACTCCAGTTCGTCCACGTCAAACCAAGTAGACCGTCGCTCACGCAACGCCCAAAGCGCCTGCTTAGCGTCGTCACGTAACGTGTCGCCTTCGTCCTCTGCGCGAGCGTCTTCTAGGGCCGCGCGCAGCTTGTCATTCGACGGTTGCGCGAGTGGGCCTAACCCCTCGCTCGAACCGACCCCAAGGGGCTGGGCGGCTTGGTCTGTGCTCGTGTGTTCCGTTGTCATCGTCCGTTCCTCTCGGCCCCTTGGGGCGGTTCAGCTTTAGCGTTAGGCGTCCATCTCGGCCAGCAGCGCCGCAATATCTTCGCGGTACAGGTACTCCGCCGTTTCCTCTTGATAGTTCCAGTCGCTCACAAAGGTGCGCGCCAAGCATGGGTACTTTGTGGGCGGTTCTGCGGTGTCGCTGTGCGCAATGCAGTCTTCTTTCCACTGCACAAAGTCAGCCTCGTTCTTCAGCACTCGTTCTTTCATCTCATCCTCCAACAGACGCCTAACTACTCGTTAGGCCCTTCATCCAGCGCCAGCGCCAGCGCTGCCATCAGGTGCGACGGCACCTCGAAGTAGTCGAGTTTGTCAACGCATCCGGTCGTCATCGCCTGCGCGTTGGCGGCGATGCGCTGCCACCGCTCGCGCTCTGCGGCCAGCAGCTCGCGCACTGCTGCGGGGCTGTACCAATGCCCGGCTGCGGGCACTGGTCCCGTTGCCGTGTAAAAACGCGGCTGCCCTGCGCGCTCCGGCGCCAGGCCTAACCCCGCGTGCGAGCCGATCCGATCTTCGTCGGCGCATAGTGCTGCGCGCAGCACGCTCTCGATTCTCTCGATGCTGCTCTCCGCTAACGAAGGCTCACCGGTCGACAGCGCGGCAAGCTCGCGCAGCGCTTGGCGGATTGCGTCTTGTGTGCTCATGCCGTCCCCACCATCGTGCGCCCGCTCTCTGTCACCCGAAGATTCCGCCAGCCCAGACCATCACGCGCCAGCAGTTGCGCGGACACCAGCTTGTCCACCAGCAGATGCGCCGACACGCGCGTGATGCCAAGGTGACGGCCAATCTCTGAGCGCGTCGGCGGTGTCTTGCGCCGGGCGATGTAGCGCAGCGCTGCAGCCTGGCGGCGGCCGACGAATGGGGCTCGCTTGCCTTGTGGGTTGCCGTTCATGCTGCGCTCACGGCTGCGGGTCCGCTAGGTCGCCGAAGCCCTCATCCGAGGGGTCGGCTGCGGGAGGTGGTGCCGGGGCCGGCTCAGGCGCTGCAGCTGGCTTCGTGGCCGTCTTCTTCGCGGCCGTGGCCTGCCGCACCTTGTCCAGGCTGCCCGTGGCGTCGGCCGGCGGCGGCGCGTCGCCCATCTCGAACCACTCGCCCGGCGTGCTCATGTCGTCGCGCAGGCTGGCGTAGATGCGCTTCAGGCTCACGACTTGGGCCGGCGTGATACTGTCCAACCGGCGCTGAATGCGCTTTTCGATGTGCTCCTTCGTAACGCTGAACGGCGCAAAGGCTTCCAGCATCTTGACCATCGCCTCGGGGCTGGTGTCGGCGCTGGCCCTCAGCGTCGCCTCAGCCTGCTGCATCGCGGCCTCGGTCACGTCGCCGGGGATCGACGCCAGGATGCACGCGCGCAGGCGGCGCTGGGCCTGGTTCGCGCACAGCTCGTAGATGTCGCGCTCGTCCTTGAGCTTGTAGCCGCCCTGCTTCGTGTCGCGCCAGTGCCGCACGATGAAGGTCAGCCGCTTGGAGTTGCGGCTCTGCAGATCGACGCAGAAGGCCTCGACCTCGCTGTAGGGCACGCCGCCCGCGTCGACGCCGCGCTGCTGCTCGCGCCAGCCGCTGTCCATGTTGCCCCACTGCTGCGCGATGGCCTCGGCCGCGCGGATGCTGGGGCCGGCCACGTCGCTGCCGCCGCGTGCGAACTGATACTGCGCCTTCTCGGCCAGCGTGCGCCGGCTGAAGGCGTTCAGGATCTTGTCCATGGCCGCGACTTCGTTGCGCGGGAAGCGCTCGGCCATCAGGTACTTGGTCTGCGTCTCGGCGAGCTCGCGGCTCTGGTTCTGGCGCGACCCGGCGCTGTCGTGCGGCGCGACGGCGCCGCGCGTCGCGGCGAAGGGTGACTCGACGATCTCGTTCATTGCTCGTTGCTTTCCAGGTTCGCCCACTTGGGCAGGTTGATGAGCTGCACGGCCGAGCCGTAGCCCGGCCACACGCCGGTGCGCTTGCACTCGGCGTATCGGTTCAGCAGGCGCCGGTTCTCTCGGCGCGCAGCCGCCAGCACGTCGTCGCCCAGCATGTAGGGCATGGCGACGTGCGGCCAGTCGGACTCAACGGCGGCGAACACGAAGCCGTGCACGCGCTGGCCGGTGGCCTTCTCGAAGCCGTCGGAGTACCACGCTGCGGCCAGGTGGTAGCCCAGATTCCAGATCGCGCGACCGAAGCCCTCGGGGCTCGCGTCGCGGCAGGTCTTGCCGTCGGTCAGGATCACGCCGTCACCGGCAGGGCTCGTCCAGTCGGGCCGGCACTTGCACAGCTCGCCGGTTTCCTCGTCGATCCAGAAGCACGAGGCCTCGCCGTAGCCTTCAGCCAGCAGGGCGGCCAGGTCTGGCACGGCGCGCACTGCGGCGGCCTGGGCCTTCGCGGCAGCCAGCGCGTCTGGCTCGACGATGATCTTGCCGGCGTTCGCAGCGTCGAAAGCGTCCCACCACGCGATGGCCGCGACCGTGCCTTCCGAGGGCTTCGCGGCCTTGCGCTGGCGGCTGCTGGGGCGCGAATAGGGAACGTCCTCGGGGACCACGGCAAAGCGGGCGTCGAACTCGTGCGGCTCCAGCAGAAGGCAATGGGTCAACGTGCCGTTGGCCTTGGCCTTGCTGTCCTTCTCGGGCGGCTTCGCCGGGTCCATCACCTGGCCGAAGAAGTGCGCCGGGCTCTGCCGCATGCGCTTCAGGCCGCCCGCGCTCATGGCCTGGGTAGCGTGGTATTCCTCGGCCGGCATGTCGCGCACGAGGCCGAGACGAAGCTCGCGCGGCGCGTTCACAGCGACAACACCACCACGACGACCGCGCACACCAGCACCAGCAGCGCTGACAGCAGCGATCGCGAGTACGCCGACAGGAACGTGTCAGCCGACTCTGGAAGCTGGCACGCCTCGGGCGTTTTGCATTCGGCGCGGCACTGGTGGCAGCTGTCGCCACTGCAGCGGCGCGGCGATGCCCACATGGTGCGGCCGATGTCATCGGCGGGCCACTTCACAGCAGCCCCCGCAGCACGCTCGACAGCGTGTCGAAGCACTCGAACCGCCAAATGAAGAACGGGGCACAGATGAAGAAAATTCGCGTCATGGTCTCTCCTTAAACAGGCACACAAGCCCGAGCCAGCATCACGCCGATAGCGCACACGCCAGCGATGCACACAGCGCGCTCAATGAGGCGCCCGAAGTTGGTGGCGGTCCAGGCCGTCGCGTAGTCGCGCATGAGGCGGCGGGACGGGTTCAGGCGGCGCAGGGGAGTGCGCTTCATGCGGCGCGCCCCTCAGCCCGCGCGATGACCGCCTCGCGCTCGTGGTGGCGGGTGGCGCCATCGGTGCCCAGGCCCATGATCTCGGCGCGGCGCGCAAACTGCGCCTTGCCGTCCGGCGTCATGCAGCCCAGGGCAACCACCAGCAGCCTGTGAGCGGCCTTAAGCTCGGCCAGCAGTTGCTGCTCGACAGTCATCGCCGGGCGGACGCTGGCCACGATCACCGGGCCGCTCACAGCCCGGCCCTCATCTCGGCGGCCATCTTCTCGGCCAGTTCGGTGACGCCCACGCTGTCGGCGTTCTCGCGCAGAACGTTGCGAGCCCACGCGCGGAAGTTCAGCGCCACAAACGGCAGTTGCTCAAGCGGGGCGCGCATGAGGATGCGGAGCCAGTCGTCGAACGTGTCGATGCTGCCGCCGTCGTCGCTCAAAAGCTCGGCCATTGACGGCTGGGCCTTGCGCACCTTCATCGCATCGAACAGCGGGACCGTCAGGTCGGTCAGCTTTGTGCCGTCGAGCATCGCGTCGATCGCGTCGTCGATCTGGCTCTCAACGTGCTCGGCGCGGGCCTCGGCGGCGTCTTCGCTGGCCAGGTGGGCCGCGAGGTCGCTGCTGGCGCTGCAGCCGCCGAACACTGGCGGGCGGCCGAAGATCGCGTAACCGTTCATTGCCTTGTCCTTTCCGGCCCGCCTCGGATGAGGTTTGTCATGGGCCGATGGGATGAACTGTAGCGGCGCGCTAATTCTCAGTCAATAGCGGTGCGCTACTTTCTTTCCGCGGGTCTTCCCGCCCCCCCTAACTCGTTCTGACAGTGCTTGCAGGCCGGTTAGCGCTGTGCTACGATGCGCGGCATGGACCTGAAAACCTACCTGAACGCCAATCCCCGCGGCACTGCTGCGGCGCTGGCCGAGAAGATCGGCGTGAACCGCGTGCTGGTGAGCCAGTGGACCGCGAACGAGAACGCCCGCCAAGTGCCGGCCGAGCACTGCCCCGCCATCGAGCGGGAAACGGCGGGCGCTGTCCGGTGCGAAGAACTTAGGCCGGACATCGACTGGAGCGTGCTGCGCACTGCACCCGCCCAGCCCGAACCCGCGCGGCAGGTGGCCTGATGGACGACACCCGAACCCACGCTATTACCGTCGTGGTGACCGGCCGCTATCCGCACGGGCGCGAGAACCCGCACGCCAGCGTCACGGTCAACGGTGATGGCTCTTTGGATCATGCTGTAGACAGCTTTCGTGCCGCGCTGGTGGCGATGGGGTTCGCGCCCGATACCGCTGGCCGGCTGGCGATTCGGGAGGGCGACTGAATGCGCCCTTTTAAACACCCCAGCATCAGACCCCAGGAGCGCGGCCTGTACGTGCGCGACTGGCGCGGCACGAGCATCCTGCCCGAGCACGATCGCACCTTGCAGGTCGACGCATGGGAGCCCGTGCCAGACAGCCGCGACATCCTGTTTCCAGGCGTTTGGTATGCATTCCCGGGCCTGAATGACGCATCCGAGCAGGCGCTGCCTTGGCGCGAGCCGACGCCCTACGAGCGGCAGGCGTGTTTGTGGGCGCATCCCGAAGCAAGCCGCTGGCTCGAAGAAAGTGAGGCTGTCTAAATGCGCCCCTGGTTCGCATCCCGCGCCCGCCTGGTCGCCAAGCGCCGCCGCAGCTACGGCTGCCGCTGGGTGTTGCCGACGAAGGTTCGAGCGCATGTCTGGAGTTTGGCGCCTCGACGCGCCGGAGCGCACCCCCTAGCTTGTCAGCCGTCTTGGGGGATGGGAACAAACACAGCGCGCACCACTTGCGCGGTAGGACACCCTGATGCCTGAGCGCGACCGCAACGAGCGTCGCTACTGCGACGACGAAATCCGCGCCTTGATCCTGACGCAAGCGGCCACGCCCATCGGCGCCAGCAAGGTGCTTATCAAGGATCGTTTGTATAGCTACGCCGACCGCGAAGCCGTGGGCGTGCTCATAGGCCACATGGTGCGCGCTGGCGAGCTCATCAGCGCCAGCTACACGCGCGGCAGCGGCGCTGGTAAGCCCAGCATCCGGGCGTTTGTCAACAAGCACCACGCCGAGGCCTTTGCTGCCGGGCAAGGGGTGGGCACGCGCGCCGTCGTCAAGCCTTCCGCCGCTGCCAAGGTGGCGAGCCAGGCGCCGACGTTCCCTCGCCTGCACGACATGCTCGACCCGCTGGGCTCAAGCCGCGGGCCGGCGCTGACGCTGCTGCGCAAGCCGGGGAGCAACGCACGGCGAATCGAGCCGATGGACAAGCCGCCGCGGGTTGAGGGCGTCATCACGGCCAGCACCCGCGTGACTGTCGTGCCGACGTGCGCCGACCAGCGGTACACGGTGAGCGAGCTGCCGAAGGGGTACGTGAGCAAGCTGAGTCCAGGGGACGCGAGGCCTTGGGCGCAGGCTGCGGCGGGGAGTCGGGCCGCGTGAACTACTACGAGCACCACCTCGGCGATTGGGCCGCCGCCACCGGGCACCTGACCTGGGATGAGGACATGGCCTATACGCGCCTGCTGCGGGCCTACTACCACCACGAGAAGGCCATCGCTGAGGGGCAGCAGTACCGGCTGGCCAAGGCGTCCACGCCGGGGCAGCGCCGGGCCGTCGCTCAGGTGCTGAGCGAGTTCTTCGAGCTGCGCGACGGGCAGTACCACCAGAAGCGGGCGGATGCCGAGATAGCGCGGTATCAGGACAAGCAGCGCAAAGCGAAGGCATCAGCCGATGCACGGTGGTCGCAGTCCGGACGCAATGCGAACGCATCACCGGACGCAATGCGAACGCATAGCGAAGGCAATGCTCTCCAGACACCAGACACCAGACACCATAAAGAACCCCCTAACCCCCGCAAGCGGGGGCAGGTGTCGGAGTTCCCGCCCGGGTTCGATGCGTTCTGGTCCGCTTACCCACGGAAGCAGGCCAAAGGCGCCGCGATCAAGGCCTATGCCCGGCTTCGTGCTGACGACGCCCTACAGGCCGCGTTGCTGGCCGCGATAGCCCTTCAGGCCACGACCGAGCAGTGGACGAAAGACGGCGGGCAGTTCATCCCGATGCCTGCCTCTTGGCTGAACGGTCGGCGCTGGGAGGATGCCCCGCTGGCCGCTGTGTCGGGCTCGGACATCTTCGCGGGGGCCGAATGAGGGGCGCAGCCGAGCTGATCGCCCTGCGGATGCGCCGCCGCATGCCGTCGAGCGTGGTGCTGTCGTTGCACGAGCGGCCGGGCCAGCGTGCCGATGAGGCGTGGCTGATGCCGGGTCCGTTGGACCGCCCCGAGACCGCCGACCTACGGTTATTGGTGGGCCTTCGGGTGGTGGTGGCCGGGCCTGCGCACAGCGGCGCCGACGTGACCGCCTGGTGCACCGCGGCCGAACGTGCCGGCGCCCTGGTGGTGCTGGGCTACGCCACCGACCGGTCAACGCTGCGCGACACCCTGCCGCTGTACGCCGGTGGCGACATCAACGAGCTGACCCGCCGCATCGCGGCACTGGAGCCCGCGCATGGCTGAGCTACTGCCCGACGACTTCGACTTTGCCGCTTACGCGAGGGACACCGAGGCCCGCGTGAAGGTGCGGCCGGCGAGCAGCTTTGCCGACCTGCTGGCGGCCAAGTTCCTGCCGAAGGAGCCCGGCGCGCGGCAGCCGAAGATGATCTCCACGAAGCTGGGCCAGCGCTTGGAGTTCCGGCCCGGCGAGGTCACGGCATGGGCTGGCTACAACGGCCACCGCAAGTCGATGTTCACCGGCCAGGTCGCGCTCGACCTGTGCTTCCAGCGCGAGCGGGTGCTGATCTGCAGCTTCGAGATGAGCCCGGCCGACACACTGGCGCGCATGGCCCGGCAGTGTTTCGCGGTCGAGAAGCCGGCCCTGGTGACGCTTGAGCGGTTCAACGCCTGGACCGACGGCCGGCTCTGGATGTTCGACCACATGGGCCGCATCAAGCCGGCGCAGTTGCTGGCTGTGCTGCGCTACTTCGCCGAGGAGCTGAAGGGCACGCAGGTCGTCGTCGACAGCATGATGATGGTCTGCGCCAGCGAGGAACACCTCGACGAGCAGAAGCAGTTCGTTACCGACCTTGTGCGCAGCGCGCAGGAGTTTGGGCTGCACATCCACCTCGTGACGCACTGCCGCAAGCCGCAGAGCGGCGACGAGTCAAAGCCGCCGACGAAGTACGAGCTGCGCGGGTCGGCGGCGATCTCGGACCAGTGCCACAACGTCGTCACCGTTTGGGCGAACAAGCCGAAGCAGCAGGAGATGAGCCAGGCGAACATGGCGAAGTCGGGCGAGGCTGACGCCCTGGTGACGGTCGAGAAGCAGCGCAACGGGCAGTGGGAAGGCCGCATTCGGCTGTGGTTTGACGAGCCCTCGTTGCGCTTCGTGAACGAAGCCGGCCCGGCCGAGCCCTACGTGCTGGGGGCCGAATGACCGACCACGAAGCCATGGTCGACATGCGTCGCGAGGCCCTGGACACGGGCGGGATCGACGTGTCGCAGGCCTACCAGCAGGCGCTGCGCCTGCGCGCGCTGGAGGCCTCGGGCATGCGCCTGACCGGCGGCCAGCGCCATGTGCTCGACGCCTGCGAGCGCCGCGTGCGCTTCGCCGAGACGTTCGCAACCCCGAAGGACATGCCCCGATGATCGAGTTCACCGTGACGGGAAACCCTGCCCCGCAGGGCTCGAAGAAGTTCGTCGGCACGACCAAGACCGGCCGCGGCCTCATGGTCGAGTCGTCGAAGAAGGTCAAGCCATGGCGCATGGACGTGAAGGCTGCGGCCGAAGCGGTGCGCCAGCAGTTCGCCGGCATGGCCCCGCTCGACGGCCCGCTCGTGGTGAGCATGGTCTTCACGCTGCCGAAGCCTGCCAGCGCCCCGAAGCGCCGGCAGACCTGGCCGGACAAGAAGCCGGACCTGTCGAAGCTGGCGCGCAGCACCGAGGACGCGATCAGCGACGCCGGCCTGTGGGCTGACGATGCCCGCGTCGTTGAGTACGCGCGGCTGGCGAAGGTGTTCCCCGGCGAAGACCCTGACGCGCTGCCGGTGCCTGGGGTGCGCGTGCGTGTGTGGAAGCGCGAGGTCGCGGCCATCCTGCTGGGGCTGGCCGCGTGACCATCGTCGCCGTGCCCGTAGGCCGAGGCCGCTGGGCCGAGATGCGCCTAAGCTACCGCGGCCCGCAGTCGGCGCCGTTCCTGGCTCGCGTGGGGGAGGTGTTCACGGTGGCCGGGGTTACTTGGCGCATCAAGCGCGTGGAGGCCTGACTATGGCAACAGAGCTGACGATGGCGCTGGCAAGGGCGCTGGGTCTACCGAAGTACACGCAGCGCGCCGTGCTGACGCTCGACGCATCAGAGCCGCCGCGCCTAGAGCTGACTGTGCTGCCCGTTGACGAGCAAGGTCGCTTGATCGTGGAAGCCGGCCCCGTCGAAGGCGCGGCCGACCGGCTGGCGCAGGTTCAGTTCATGCTGCGCCTGGAGCCGTTTGCCGACAACACGAGCAGCCGCGGCGACGCCGATGGCCCGGCCTGATGCCCCTCGTCCTCCTACTCGACGGCCGCGAGGTCGACAGCACCTCGGAGCACTGGCGGCACGAGTGTGAGGCCCGCGCGATCGCCGCCCTGCCGACGCTGAACGAGCGCCGCACCCACCTTGAAGCCGTCGAGCAGCGCCGCGGCAAGGACGCAGCCGACCGGCTGCGCGTGACGATGAAGCTTCTCTGGGACGCGAAGACCCGATCAACCCCCACCGGATGACCCCCCCAGCCGACCAGATGCTGCTGTTCACCGACCTGCCGATCCCGACGGCGCCGCCCGCTTCACCACGCCCGAAGCCGGCCAGGCCCTGGCGGTTGGCCGTGCAGGCGCTCGCCTGCCTGCTGCAGCTGCCGATCCGCGCGCCGCTGCGGGAGCTGGACCGCGACGACCTGGCCGAGCCGGCGCCGGTGCACCGCATCGTGTCGGCTGCCGACGCGCCGCCGGTTCAGACCGTGGCCGTGTCGAGCATCTTCGGCCTAGCCGCCACGGTGCAATCGCTCAAGCGCGGCCGGTTCGGCACGGCCGAGCAGTTCGAGCCCGCTCCGTACCGTGTCGAGCGCAGCTACGCCGACGGCACGCTCCGGGTGATCCGGCAGCGGCCGGAGGAAACGGCAGAGTGGCAGGAACGCGAGCGGGTCAGGCGGGCGAAGCAGAGGCCGCCGAAGCCGACGGCGAAGGTCCGCACGCGCGGGAAGAAGGTGCGCCAGTTCGATGGAGAGAGTTTCGATGACTAGGGGAACACATGGGTAAGGGAAAGACCGCCGCGCCGTCGGCATTCCGCAGCCGCATCGTCGGCGAGGGCGAGGAAGCGCCGGATCAGCTGCTGGCCAACCCGCTGAACTGGCGCGTGCATCCGAAGGAGCAGGTCGACGCGCTGGAGGGCTTGCTGAAGCAGGTCGGGTGGGTGCAACGGGTGATCGTCAACCGGCGCACCGGGCACGTGGTCGACGGGCATGCGCGGGTGGCCCTGGCGCTGCGCCGCAGCGAGCCGACGCTGCCGGTGCTGTACGTCGACCTGTCGGAGGACGAGGAGCGGCTGGTGCTGGCGGCGATAGACCCCATCGGGGGCATGGCCGGGCGCGACGACGACATGCTGGCGCAGGTGCTCGACGGGCTGACGGCCGACGACGCGGGGCTGCAGGCGCTGCTGGCATCATTGAAAAACGAGGCTCCGAACTTCGAGCCAGGCACCGAAGAGGACCAGAGCCGGCTCGACCAGAAAAACCCGACCGTCTGCCCGAGCTGCGGCCATGAGTTCTAAGCCTGTCCTGCGGATTGATTGGGCGACCGCTGAAGCTGCGCGGTATGCGTGCACGCGGTGGCATTACAGCGGGTGCGTGCCGGTGTTTAAGTGCGTCCGTGTCGGCGCCTGGGAAGGCGGCGATTTCGTCGGCGTGGTCCTGTTCGGTCAAGGTGCAACGCCGGAAATCGGCTCGCCCTACGGATTGGCCGGCACCGAGATTTGCGAACTCACGCGCGTTGCGTTGCGTTCGCATCAGTGGCCGGTGTCTCGAATCGTGGCGATTGCGCTGCGGTTCCTTCGCGCGCAGTGCCCGGGAGTCCGGGCCGTGGTTTCGTTCGCGGATGCCGCGCAGGGCCATCATGGGGGTATATATCAGGCCGGTGGTTGGATGTATTTGGGCGGGGCCGAAACGCACGCCTATCGCGTGAACGGCATCAACGTGCACCCAAAGACGCTGCATTCGAGATACGGCAAGGGGGGGCAGTCAATCCCCTGGCTTTGGGCAAACGTAGATCCGAACGCGGCGCGGGTGGTCGCCGGGGTCAAACACCGCTACTTCATGCCACTAGATTCCGCCATGCGTGAGAAAATCGCGCCACTGGCGAAGCCATACCCCAAGCGCGCGAAAGGGCAGGACGCCGGGCACCCCCCGGCGCTGGGCGGTTCAACTCCGACCCGCGCGCTCCATTCACCGGAAGGCGGCTGAGCATGCCGCTCAACACCACCAATGCCGCCCGCGCCGCCCGGGGCCTGGAGCACCAGCGGCAGGCGCTGGAGCTGCGCCGCGCCGGCCTGGGCTACGAGGCCATCGGCGCGCAGCTGGGCCTGAAGAAGTCGCAGGCGCACCGGCTTGTGCAGGCGGGCCTGGCCGAGTGCCGCGCGCAGGTCACGGCCAACGCCGACGAGTTGCGGTCGGAGGAGCTGTCGCGCCTGGACGGCATGCTGCAGGGCCTGTGGCCGCGGGCGCGCAAGGGCGAGGCGGCCGCGGTCGACCGGGTGCTGAAGATCGGCGAGCGCCGGGCGAAGCTGCTCGGCCTGGACGCGCCGGAGAAGCGCGAGCTGTTCGGCAAGGGCGGCACGCCGCTGGTGCCCGGCGCGCTCGATCCGTCGGGCCTTTCGACGCAGACCCTGCAGGAACTGCTCGCCGCCCGCGATGCTGCAGCTCGCCGAGGCTGACTGGCTGGCGATCGAACGCGAGGCCTGCAAGCGCAGCCTCGTCACGTTCATCCGCCGCGCCTGGTCCGTGCTCGAGCCGGGCCAGCCCTACGTGCACGGCTGGCACATCGACGCGATGGCCGAGCATCTGGAGGCGGTGACGGCCGGCCAGATCACGCGGCTGCTGATCAACATCCCGCCCGGCACGATGAAGTCGCTGATGACCGGCGTGCTGTGGCCGGCCTGGGAGTGGGGGCCGCGGGGCCTGGCGCACCAGCGCTTCATAGGCGCCAGCCACGAGGCCACGCTCGCCACGCGCGACAACCTGCGCATGCGCCGGCTGATCCAGTCGGAGTGGTTTCAGGGGCTGTGGCCGCTGGCCTTCACGGGTGATCAGAACGAGAAGACCTACTTCGAGAACGAGCGCACCGGCTGGCGGCAGTCGTGCGCCGTCAAGTCAATGACCGGCCGGCGCGGCGACCGCGTGGCCTGGGATGACCCGCACAGCGTGGAGGACGCGCACAGCAAGGCGGCACTGGCCGAGGCCGAGCGGGTGTTTTCCGAGACGCTACCGACCCGGCTGAACAACCCCGACCGCAGCGCCATCGTCATCACGATGCAGCGCCTGCATGAGGCCGACATCAGCGGCCTGATCCTGGCGCGCGATCTCGGCTATGAGCACTTGTGCCTGCCGATGGAATGGGAAGCGCCGCGCAAGGCCACTAGCATCGGCTTCGTCGACCCGCGCACGGAGGTGGGTGAGCTGCTGTTTCCGGCCCGGTTTCCGCGCGCCGTGGTCGACCGCGACAAGAAGGTGATGGGCGCCTACGCCGTGGCCGGGCAGCTGCAGCAGCGGCCGGCGCCGCCCGGGGGTGAGGAGTTCCAGCCCGACATGATCGGCGTGATTGACGCCCTGCCCGCCGGGCGCATCCGCTGGTGCCGCGGCTGGGACTTGGGCGCGACGGAAGGCGCCGGCAGCTACACGGCCGGCGTGAAGGTTGGGCTACTAGAGGACGGCCGCGTCGTGTTCGCCGACGCGCGCCGCGAACAGTTCGCCGTGCACAAGCGGGATGCCTTCATCAAGGCCACCGCGCAGCAGGACGGAAAGGGCATCCTGCAGAGCCTGCCGCAAGACCCCGGGCAGGCCGGCAAGACCCAGGTCGCCGGGTTCGCGGCGCTGCTGCTCGGCCACGAGTGTCACTTCAGCACGGAAAGCGGGGAGAAGACCGTGCGGGCTCGGCCGCTGGCCAGCCAAGTGAACGCCGGCAACGCGGTGATGCTGCGCGGCGCGTGGAACCGGGACTTCACAGACGAGCTGCGCACGTTTCCGAATGGCCTGTACTCCGACCAGGTGGATGCGGCCTCGCGCGGGTTTGCGGTGCTGCTTGAGCCCGAGGCGCGGTCGATGGTGTTCTAGGCGCCTCGTTCCTAGCATCGGCCCCCTATGCCCGAGCTAACCATCAACGCCGACGACCTGCGCGCGCTCGTGCGGTCGCGCGAATCGCTGCTGTACGGCTCGCTCGACGAGAAGCGCCCGCGGGCCTGGGCGCAGTTCGGGTATCCCGAGACGCTGACGCCCGAGCGCCTGCTCGCCGCCTACCTGCGCGGCGGCCCGGCCTTCCGCGCCGTGCACCACGTGCTCGACCGCTGCTGGCAGGAATGGCCCCGGGTCAAGCTGAAGGCCAGCGACGCCGAGACGCCCTGGGAGACCCGGCTGCAGGGCATCATCGAAAAGGTCAGCGCGTGGCCGAAGCTGCAGGATTGGGACCGGCGCAACATGGTCGGCCGCTACGCCGGCCTCATCCTGCGCGTGGCCGACGGGAAGCAGCTGCGCGAGCCGCTGATGAGGGCGTCGCGGCTGGTCGACTTGGTGCCGGTGTATGAGCACCAGCTGAAGGTGGTGGGCTGGGACAGCGACAGCGCCAGCGACACGTTCGGCCAGCCGACCATGTGGCAGTACCGCATGCGCACCAGCGACCGCCAGGACACGCAGGGCAAGCCCGAGCAGTGGGTCGACGTGCACCCGAGCCGCGTCCTGATCCTGGCCGAGGGCGCCGTCGGGGATGACTTCTTCGACGGCATCCCGCTGCTGCAGCCCGGGTTCAATGCCCTGGTCGACCTAGAGAAGGTCAGCGGCGGATCGGCCGAGAGCTACCTGAAGAACAGCGCCGGCCGCATGTCGTTCATCTTCGACAAGGATGCCGACCCGACGAAGCTGGTCGCGCCCAAAACCCCGGGCGCAGCCGTGACTCCCGACGACGTGCGCGAGGCGATGAACGACCGCGTGCACGGCCTGCACGAGAACGTCGACCGGGCCATCGTTGGCCAGGGCGTCAAGGCCGAGATTCTGCAGACGCAGATGCACGACCCGCGCGGCGCCTGGGAGATCGCGGCGAACACCTTCGCGGCGGCCGTCGGCATCCCGTTCACCATCCTGTTCGGTCAGCAGACCGGCCGACTGGCCAGCGACGAAGACAAGAAGGCCGACAACGCCCGGTGCAAGTCGCGCCAGCGCAACCTGCTCACCGGCGCCGTGACCGCGGTGATCCGCCGGCTGCAGGCGTGCGGCATCGTCGAGGCGTCGGACTTCGAGGTCGAGTGGGCGCCGCTGGATGCGATGGGCGAGAAAGACAAAGCCGCGTTGCTGGTGCAGTACACGCAAGCGAACAAGGCTTACGCCGAGACGACAGGTACTCCGCTCTTTGACGGAAACGAGTTGCGAGGCGTCGTGGACTTTGAGCCCAATCCAGAGCTTGACGACATGCCGGGCGAGGGTGATCCCGCCGACGACGAGGGCGACCCGGGCGCGCTGCCGCCGCAGCCGTGAGCCGCATCCGCCCGCGCTCGCCCATCATCCCGGGCGACACGACCGACCGCACCGGCAGCGGGCCTGTTCAGCGCCGGGCGATCCGGGCGATCCGGCAGCGCTGGGCCGGGCTTGCGGCCGAGGTGCTGGCCATCTTCGCGCGCATCCGGGTCGTCGGCGAGGTGGCGCAGAACGACCAGAGCACGCAGCCGCGGACGGTGTACGCGCTGACGCCCGAGGAACTGGCCGCCGTTACACAGGCGTTACGCGAGGCCTTCGACCGCTGGATCGAGGCCGTGGCCGGCGGCAGCTACCGGACGCATTGGTACGCGCAGATCGACGCCGAGGCCGCACAGCTTGGGCTGGCGCAGAGCGCGGCGAACCTGTCGGCGCTGTCGGCCACCTACGCGGCGTCGCGGGACATCGGCTCGGCCCTCATGAGCCAGGGCTTTCAGAACCGGGTGGCGATGGCGCAGATCAAGAGCTACGAGCACTGGACCGGGCTGTCTGCCGGCGAGAAGTCGGCGCTGTCGCAGATCATCGGTCGCGGCGTGGTCGACGGGAAGAACCCGCGCGTGGTGGCGAAGGAGATCGCAGAGCGCATGGGGGTTTCGCGGGCAAGGGCTGAGCAGTACGCACAGACCGACATCACCGACACGCTGCGCATGACACGCCTAGACGAGCGCGACTGGGCCGTTGAGAACCTGGGCATGGAGATCGGCCTGCTGTGGAAGTCGGCGCTGATCCCGACGACGCGGCCGACCCACGCCGTGCGCAACGGCCGCACGTACAGCAGCGCCGAGGTGCGGGACTTCTACAGCCGCGACGGGAACATCTACCGCTGCTTCCTGCCCGGCACGCGCGTGGCCGGCCGCTTCTCAGCGGGCATCCAGTCCTACTACAAGGGGCCGGCCGTGCGTCTGGTGACTGCTGCGGGCCACGAACTCGCCGTTACCGCGAATCACCCCGTGCTGACCGCCCGCGGGATGGTGCCGGCCGCAGAACTCCGCGAAGGCGATCACCTTGTCGCGTACCGCGGCCAGGTCGAAGGACTTGCCGCGCGGGTGCGACAGCTGCACGGTCAGCTGGTTATGCCCCGCGTCGAGGATGTATTCCGTGCGCTTGTGGATGCGGGTGGACATCAGAGCACGGCTCGGGTGAGCCCCGTAGATCTCCACGGCGACGCGGCCTTCGTTGACCCACAAGTCCACGTTGTAAGGGCCGATCGGGAACTGGTGTTCGGCATGGACGCCGACGCGGGCCAGCTCCTCGATCAGCTGGCGCTCGTGTGCCCCGACACGACGGCTGCGCGTCGCCGCGCGCTTGATCTTCTCGCCCATCGGGATGTCGCGCACCCTGGCGGCAGCGTTGGCGCCAGCGACATGCGCGCGGCGGGCGTCGGCGTCGAGCCGGGCCATCCGGGCGCGCTGCCCTTCGCTGCGATCCCGCCAGGGAAGCCCGAGGCGTCTGAAGGCCCGGATGATGGTGCTGCGGCCAATGCCGGTGCGCTGGCTGATCGACAGCAGCGACTCCCCGGCCATGTGGGCGGCGTGCAACGGCTGGCAGGCCTTGGTGGTCTGCTCGCGGTCCCATTGCAGGGGCCGGAACCCGACGCGGTGGAACGCCTCCATGACGGTGCGATCACAGGCCCCGATGCTGTCGGCGATGTTCTTCAGCGTTTCGCCGGCCTTGCAGCGTTCGATCAGGTGGTTGATGTCGTGGTGAGCCATTACGAGGGGCATGTGTTCGACCTGCAGGAGCGGAGTGGGCTCATGCTAGGAAGCAACATCGTCGCGTCGAATTGCCACTGCAGCGTCACCGAGGTGCTTCTCGACGACGAAGGCCGCCCGATGCTGACCGACCGCGCCAAGGAGACCAGCCGCACCGAGCTGGCCCGCTGGCAGGCGCAACAGAAGAAGACCGCCCGCAAGTAGGGCGCCCTCCGTGGGGATTGCCTCGGCCGGCGGGTTCCGCTACGGTCGCGCGTCATGAAAACACCCCGCGCCCTGCTCATCCCCGCCGCCCTGGCCATGCTGTCTGCCTGCGGCGGCGGCGGCAACGAACCCCCGCCCGAACTTATCTGGCAGGCCACGGCCTCAAGCTCGGGCATCCCGGAAGAGCCGACCGGCCGGACGCAGTGGTCCCCGCAGATGATCGCGGCCGGCGGCTTCACGCCCGCGCGCCCCTTCAGCGGCGAGGCCTGCATCGATGGCACATGGTCGCAGGCGCTTCTCCACGACGCCACGGTCGAGATCGCGGTCGGCACCGCCGGGCTACCGCTGCAGCAGAGCGGCAGCCGCGCCAGGTTCGTGGCCTCGGGGCTTGCCGGCGCTACGCTGTCGATCCCGTTCCGCATCTGCCGGCCGGCTGAAGGCCCAGGACTCGGCACGCTAGCGGTCGAGGCCTTCCCCCGCGCTGTCTGCACCGTCGGCAACTTCCGGTGCCTGGGGGCCTACAGCGTCACCGTGCGCTGGTCCGTGGTGGGCAGCTACCGCTGATCCGTAGCATCGCCCATGCCGGCTAGGGGTGGCCGGTTCATCGTTGTTGTCTCCTGCCCGCTGCATGGGCACCTCGGCCCCGGCGTCGCAAGGCTCCGGGGCCTTTTTCCGCCTGTTCGTAGCATGGCGCTTGCCAACGGGTGGAGCCGTGGCAGACAATCGCACCGAGCCCTCAAGCTCATGCAGTCTTACCCGGCAACGGGACGCGGCTCCACACGCGGAAACTGCATGGCCTTGAGGGCTTGTTCGTTTCCGGCCGCCAGCGGGCGCGCGAGCGTGGCGAAAGCGAGCACGGCCCTGCATCGGGCCACACCGCGCAAAGACCGGCCGGTCGGCTCACCCTGACCGCGCGCCGTGCGGCCTGTTTGCGAGGGACCGCGCAAGACGACGGGTTACGGGGTGACTTCAGCCTGCCCGCCGCCGACGAATCGCAGCCTCCTGGGTGCGCTGGGCCTGCATGCTTCCATGACTGCATGCAGTGCCGGGCGAGGCGTGACTCTCCTGTCACCCTTGGCAGTGCTATGGGCGGCCGTTCCTAGCATCGCGCCGCATGAAGCACACCCGTGTCCATGTCCTGTCGGCCGTCAACGCCGGCGCGGTCTCGAAGTCCGGCGGCCGGTACACGGTCGCCAACGTCTGCGGCGCCGTCGACGGCATCGTGATGAATGGGATGGCCTACATGGCCGACCAGCTCGCAGCCGGCGCCCCGTCCCTCGAAGGCAAGCCCGCCCCCGCCGGCCACCCGAAGGACGACGCAGGCCGCTACATCAGCGCGCTGAGCGGGAACGCCCTGCTGACCAGCTACGCCGGCGCCGTGTGCACCAACGTCCGCCACGAAGGCGGCCGGACGCTGTACGACGTGGTCGTCAACGAGGCCCAGGCCAAGGCGCACCCCGACGGCGCGAAGCTGGTCGATCGGCTCGACGCGGCCATGAACGGCAGCAACGCCGAGCCGATCCACGTGAGCACCGGCCTCTTCTGCAAGGCCATCACCGCGAACGGCGAGAGCCTGGGCAAGAAGTACCAGCGCATCGCCACCGAGATCGTCTATGACCACTCGGCCTTCCTGCTGAACGAGAGCGGCGCCGGCACGCCAGAGCAGGGCGTCGGCATGTTCCTGAACGCGGCCGGCGAGGCTGAACAAGTCGAAGCCGTCACCGTCAACGAAGCGTTGGACCGCCGCTGCGAGGGCTTCGCCGGATGGGCTGAGAGCCTGCTGCGCAAGCTGCTCGGCAACGAGGACGAACTCAGCCTCGATCAGATCCGCGAGGGCCTCTACAAGGCCCTTCCCGAAGGCGGCTGGGTGCGCGAGGTCTTCGCCCGCTACGCCGTCTGGTCCGACCGTGACGGCCGCATGTACCGCCAGGACTACACCGTGGCTTCGGATGGGTCGTCCGTAGCATTTTCTGGGACTGCTCAAGAGGTGCGCGAGAAGCGCGAGTACGAGCCCGTCAACAACCTGCAGAGGGATTCAATGAAGGACATGATCGTCAACGCCCTGCGAGCCGCGGGCATCTCGACCGAAGGGCTGACCGATCAGGCGCTCGTCGACGCTTACAACGCGCACGTTCGCACCTCCGCCGAGGCGCCGATGAAGGCGCAACTGGCCGCCGCGAACGCGCAGCTGCAGACCCTGCAAGCCAACGCGCAGCAGGCCGAAACCGCCGAACTGGCAACGCTGGCCGCCGAGCTGGCCGCCAATGCCAAGGGCCTGACCGCCGACGACTTCAAGGCCATGGGCCTGAAGCGCTGCAAGGAGCTGAAGGCCAACGGCACGACCGCTGCGCCGGTGCTGCCGGGCAGTGCCGCCGCGACCACCACGGCCGGCGCCGAGTTCGCCAGCTATGACTTCAACGCGCTGATCGACGCCGCCGACGGCGCCGGCAAGCGCTGAACCGAACGAAGGAGAAGCGCTCATGAGCCGCACCGTCTACAAAGGCCCGAACGGCCGCCAGCCCGTCACGACCGACGCCCGCGTCTGCGCGGCTGCGCTGCTGCCGTGCACGTTCGTCACCGAGAGCGCGACGCAGTTTGCGCAAGCCACCGCGCCGGGCACGACGTTCCTGCGCCTGCTGGCCGACCGTGACTTCTACAGCACGGCCCAGCTCGACGCGACCGACCCGCTGAAGACCGCGTATGCCTCGGGCGACACGGGCGTCGCCTACATCCTGGAGCCGGGTCAGCGCTACTTGGTGGCCGTGGCCGCCGCGACCTACACCTACGGTCAGGAGCTGACCGTGGGCGCCGCCGGCCGGGCTGTGGCCGCCGCGTCGACCAACCGTGTGATCGCCTTCGCCCGGGAGGCCGGCGCACGCGCTGCCGGCGACCTGATCGAGGTCGAGATCGCCATTTACTACGCCAAGGCCTGACGGGAGAACAGACCATGCTTCGCTACACCGAAGAACAGATCGCCGCCATCAACGCGGCGCGCGCCGGTTTCAACCAGCGCCAGGTGGCCATGGCCGCGAACCACGTCGCCGACATGCAGTTCGCTGGCAACGCCTCGGGCGTCGACATCGACGCCTGGCGCCGCATCGACACCAGGGCCGTGCAGATCCAGCGCGACGTGCTGGCCGTCTTCAACACGCTGGCCCGCGCGAACACCACGCCGATGGGCGTCGGCGACCTGATCAGCTACTTCCCGCAGATCAGCGACAGCGGCGCGGTCACCGTCTCCATGGACGGCCGCAACGGCCAGATTGCTGACCAAGCGCAGGTGAAGTACGTCGGCACCCCCGTGCCGGTCATCTCGTCGGCGGCCCGCATGGGCTGGCGCCAGATGGCCGTCGTGCGCAAGGGCGGCGTCGGCCTCGATGTCGAGACCATCGCCAACCACCAGCGCAAGGTGGCCGAGAAGCTTGAAGACATGGTGCTGAACGGCGACGCCAGCACCGTTGTCGGCGGCTCGCAGGTCTTCGGCCTGCGCAACCACCCGCAGCGCAACACCGCGACCCACGGCTTCGACCTGAACAGCACGGCCACCGGTGCCAACTGGCTGACGGCCTTCCGCCAGCTGGTCGACGCGTGCGTGGGCGACAACGCCTTCGGCCGCATCACCGTGTTCCTGAACTACAGCGATTGGGTGTACGCCTCGATCAACGAGTTCGCCGCGGGCTACCCGAAGACCATCCTGGCCCGCCTGCGCGAGATCGAGCAGATCGCCGACATCATCCCCTGCGGTCGCGTGCCTGCCGACAACATCCTCGGCATCGCCGGCCTGGCCGATGGCAATTGGGGCTCGATCCTGTCGGCCATGCCGATGACGACCCGCCCGAAGGTGCGCCAGAACCCCGAGGACGACTACGTCTTCGACGTGATGGCCGTCGTGGCGCCGCAGTTCCGCACGGACTTCGACGGCCGCGCCCCGTTCGCGCACCTGACGGCCAGCTGATCGTGAAGGTCACCGTCACCCACCTAAAAGCGCCGTGGCCCGCTGGCACGGTGCCGGGCCACGTGGTCGACTTCCCGGGCCTGGACGCCATCCCGGCCTGGGCTGCGGGCAAGTGCACGCCGGCTGCCGACGATGCCGAGGCGGTGTCGTCGTGGCCGGTCGCAGTCGCCCCGGCTGAGCTAACCGTCGAGTCCGTCAAGGCGCCCGAGGGTGAGCCCGTGGTGAACCCCGCCGGCAAGAAGGCCAAGGCCGCCGCCGGCTGAGCCCGCGCACCGCCGTCGCCCGCCATGCTCACGCTCGCGCAGGCGACGGCCTACCTCGACGAAGCCCTCGGCATCACGGTGCCGAGCTTCGTCGTTCACGCCGCAGTCGACGACGTGGCCGCGCTTGAGCCGGCCATGGTGACCGCGGGCTACAGCGCCGCGACCATCGTGCGCATTCAGGCCATGGCCGTGGCCATCGTTGCCGGCGCCGACAGCGCGCGCCGCATCCAGTCGCAGGGCGCCCCATCGGGGGCCTCGCGCAGCTTTAAGAACGCCGACAACGCCATCACGGCACTGCGGCGCAGCCTGTCCGGCCTGGACACAGCCGGCATCACGGCCGCGCTTGTCGGGGCCGACCCGGCCAATTCGACGCTTCTCCTCGTGGTCTAGGGCGCCGCCCGCGTGACAGCGCACACCAGCACCAGGCGCCGCGGCTGACCCTGCCAGACATCACCAAACAGGACACCCGACCATGACGATTCCGCAAGGGTTTGAATTCACCGGCGCCGGCTGGTATGACCGCACGACCGGCCGCGGGCCGTACAGCTATGACGGCGTTTCCATGACGCTCATGGGCGCCGGCAACGTCGCCACGTTACGCGATGCGTTCGAGACCTATGACCCCGTGAACGGTGGCCGCTGGGTCGAGTCGCGCGGCAGCGGCGACCTGGTGTTCGTGGACGGCAACGCAGCAGCCGCTTCGTACCTCGTCATCAGCAAAGACCCGCTGCAGGCCGGAACAGAGACGGTCGTCACGTCGCTTGACACCGTCAAGATGCCGATTGAGGCGTCGATCGGCCTGTCGATGTCACAGCGCACGCTCGGCCAGGAGATGGCGGTCGAGTTTGTCGATACGCTGCCGTCGCTTCCCGATGTGCCCGACATTGCCATCGCGTCGATCACTCAAGCGCTGTCGGTGTTGACGGTTGACACCGTTGCACCGCACGGCCTGTACGCTGGCCGATCTATCGGCATCTTTGGGTGCGCAAACGAGTTAGCGAACTATCCGTCTTTGGTTGTCGCCACTGTTACGTCGCCGACCCAGTTCACAGTAACTGCGGGGCCTGGTGGCACTATCGCATCGCAGACGATTGCGAACCCATCCGGCGAGAAGGGGTTTGTCTATTTCCGAGAGCGACTTGGCCGCGCGCAAAACGGCGTTTCGCAAATCTTCGAGAACCCGACCGTTACGAACTCGTCGTTTTACGTCCGCAGCGAATCTGGCGACGTGCTTCCGTCGGGAACCGTCGCGGGAAACCACTCCGTCACGATTGCGACGACGGCCTCGACTCAAATTGCCCCCAACACGCCGTACACGTACAGCTTCTCCCCTTCGACGGAGTACCGCTACAACATCCAGTCGGATCGCGTCCAGTGTTCCGATACAGTCATCGACACTGTTGCGCAGTCGATCAACCGGTTGCTGCGCGTGCAGGTCTGCCCGGACCCGCTTAATGACTACCGCCTGCGCTTTCGGGCCACGAACAACAAGGCACTGACTGTCCCTGCCGCGCAGATCGTTTCAGCGGTTAAAGCCACCCCCAGCGCCACCGCGACGATTACAACCGACGTTCCGCACGGGTTTATTGTTGGTGATCCGGTTGTCGTCTACGGCATCCGCGATCAGACCAACTTCGCCAACCTTCTGGTAGCTACGGGCGTTGCGTCTGTCATTGATGCTACGTCGTTCACGATTGTCATCGGTACGGCCGTTATCTCAACCAGCTATGGCGGATACGTCGCCAAGGTGCAGGGTGGTAACCTGATGTCTGCGCTGGGCGCCAGCGCGGTGGTTGCGCAGTCTGCGGTTTTGTCCACGCTGGCAGACGGCACGCGGCAACTCGTCATCACCGGAAACACGACATGGGCCGCTGGCTCTATCGGCGACCTCGTTAACGTGGTCGGCATGCGGGCAGACCTGACAGGCACTTCGCTCGGCATGGATGGCCCGTGGAAGATCGCCAACCAGGCCACGACTTTCCTGACGTTGGTTTTGCCGTTCCCGGGTCAGCGCACCCTTCCGGCGGACTTCGCCAGCACCAACTGCGGCGGCGCGATCATCAAGCGCACCGACATTCGGGTGTCGTTCGTGCGGGTGTTCGAGTTCCAGCGCGAGCGTGTTGAGCTGCTGTCTCGCCCGGCCGGCGACATGGCCGGCGCGGTTCCTGTTGTCCCGCAAGGGGGCACGATTGCCTCCGTCACTGGCGTCACGACCGTTTCGACCGTCTCCGCTGTCACCAGCGCCGGTACGCCGCTTGCCCCGGCCACGCCCTACATCCTGAACAGTCTCGCATCTACCAACATCGCCTTGATTTTGACGGGCTCCAGTGGCCTGCAGGCTTTCTACGCCACAAACATCGGCGCAACTCCGGCATTTGTGAAGCTGTACAACAAAGCGACCGCGCCGGTTCTCGCGTCCGATGTTCCTGCAATGGTTATCACCGTTCCTGCAGCAGTGGCCGGCGTTCCTGGGGCGGTCGAGATCACGCCAGGCTTCAACGGTTACCGCTTTGCATTGGGCTTGGGCATCGCCATTACCGGCGGCGTGGCAGACACCGACGCCACGGCGGTGGCCGCAGGCCAAGTCAAGGTCATGCTGTCTCGGACCGTGTAAGGACATCGCGCCGGAACCATAAGAGCCAGTTTCCGGTGCTTCACCGCCCATTGAACCAGGAGAACACCATGCCGCGCAATTACAACACGACCTCGGGGCTGCCTTACCCGCGGGTTTGCAGGATCGTCATCGATCACCACGAGGACGGCACATCGACCGTGACCTACGAGGAGCGCACCGCCATCGTCGATGCAGGCGGCGCCGTGCGGCTGCTCGACGGCCGGCCCGAGGTGCGGATGCTGCCGTTGCCTGCGCCGACGCAGCCGGTCGGGTACGTCAACCCGGCCACGGGCGCGCAGATCCCGGGCTCGACGACTGTGCAGCAGATGCTGATGGGCATCACCGCCATCTGCCGGCGGGGTCAGCTCCTGCTCGACGGCGAGACCGACCCGCTGCAGCCGCTGCCCTGACCATGCTCGTCGCCCACTACATCGGCGCCCACCGCGGCGATAGCCTGCATGTCCGCCTGGGCTGGGCCGCCGTGCGCGCCGTGCAGCGGGGTGACTTCCGCCGGGTGACGCACGTCGAGTCGATCCTGCAAGAGCACGACGACGGCACCGTCACCATCGCCAGCAGCAGCCTGCGCGACGGCGGCGTGCGAGCCAAGCGCGTGTCGCTCAAGCCGGGGCACTGGCTCATCGCTGATGTGCCGCAGTGGGACGTGGTGCGCGCGCTGGCCCTGCTCGACGAAACCGAGGGCTGGCCTTATGACCTTCTGGGCGCCATGGCCACCGTGCTGCCCACGCGCCAGGCGGGCCGGCGCTACTTCTGCAGCGAATGGGTGGCCACGCCGTTCCTGCGCAGCCCGCAGACCTTCGGCCCGGCGCAACTGGCCGCTATCACCATGAGCCCCGCCTTCGGCCGCGACGTGACGGCCGAGTTCTTCGGCAGCCGAGCCGGCGCCTGAAGCAGCATGCCGGCCGTCTACCTCGCACAGCCGACCACCGCATCCAGCTGGTCATATCGCCAGACCGCCACGCTCTGGCGCCTGGCGGACACGGCCGAGTGGAGCGGCCAGACGACATACACGCTCGCCGGGCAGTTTCTGTGCGACCACTCCGCAGAGTCGCGCCGCATGGCCAGCGCCAGCGGCGACGAGTTCGTGTCGCGGCTGCTGATCTACACCTCACTGCCCGACATCAAGCAGGGCGACATGGTGCTGGTGGGCGTGTCTGAGCTGGCCGACCCGTTTGCGGCCGGCGCCCAGGAGGTGCGGGCAGTGGCCTCGTGGGCCGACACCTTTAAGGCCGAAGGCGCGCCGGACTTCCGCGTCGCCACCTGACGGCGCGCGGCCCGCGCGGTGGGCCTTCCTAGCATGCCGGGCATGGATCGCAACCGTGTTCGCGTGGTCAACCGCATGCCGCAGTTTCTGACGGCGACGCAGGCCCGCGCGCAGAGCACGGTGCTGACGATGTTGATCCCGATCGGCAGCGAGGCCGCGGGCATGACGCCGCGCGAGACCTCGAACCTCATCAACTCGCAGTACCGCGACGTTCAGCAGCAGGGCACGCGCGTGACTGGCCGCATCGGCTACACCGCCGAGTACGCCGCCGCGGTGCACGAGGCGCCCGGCACGCTGCTGGGCACGAACACGCCCCGCCCTAGCGGCAAGGGCGTCGTCTGGGGCCCGTCCGGTGAGCCCGAGTTCCTGCGCAAGGGCGCAGAGCAAGCGAAGCCGCTGGTTGAGCAGGCCCTGCGCCGGGGGATGCGGCTGTGACGGCCATCGCCGAGCGCATCGCCGATGTCATCCGCCCGGTGTTGCCCGGCGTCGTGCTGTCGTTCGGCCGCGTGGCCGGCGCACCGGATGCACAGAAGCGCTACGCGGTGATCCGCCCGGCCGGCGGCGGCAGTGGCGACCTCGTGCGCCGCCCCCTTTTCACGCTCGACCTCATGGGCCTGCCGAACGGCGACGCCACGCAAACCGCGGCGCTTGTCGAAGCAGTCATCCAGCGCATGCGCCAGCCCGCCGACGGCCTGGTGTTCCTGGCCCCGGGCGAGCCCAGCTTCACCACCACCGCCGAAGGGCGGCCCCTGTCTTCGGTCGCCATCGCGGCGATCACCGAAACCGCACCTGTCTGACCGCAGAGGAGAGAGACCATGCCCGCCTACACCGGCCGCGACGTACTGATCGAGTTCGCCATCGGCGACGAAAACGCCGTTCTCGGCTCCCTGGTCTTCAAGACCCTCGGGATGATGCGGGGCAAGGGCATGAACGTGAACTGGGACGTGGTCGACGCCACCGGCGACAAGAGCGCGCAGTACACGCGCCAAAACCTCGTGACCTTCAAGCAGGTCGAGTTCTCGGGCGACGGCGTGGCCTACACCGAGGCCGTGCACAACCAGGCCGAGCTGAAGGCGCACATCTACAACCCGGGCGCCGGCACGGGCAACCAGCCGAAAGCCTGGATTCGCCAGACCGCACCGGACGGCGTGACCGTCGGCCCGTTCATCTTCAGCGCCTGGGAGAGCGCGTCGCCTTTCGACGACGTTGTCACCTGGAGCACGAGCGCGCAATCGAACGGCGCCGTCACCTTCACCCCGGCCTGACCGCCGCACCACTTCAGGAGCCTGAACCATGCCCGCCATCGCAAGCATCGAAGCCAACGTCAATGCGGACTTCGCCGCGCCGCTGACTGTGCTCACCGCCAGCGACACGATCACCTTCACGCCGGGCCGCGTGCAGCTGCTGGTCATCCGCAACCCGACCGGCGGCTCGCTCACGCTCAAGATCGACGGCGACGCCGGCACGACCGTGGCCGTCCCGGGCCTGGGCAACGTCAGCGTTGCGGGTGGCTACGACATCATCGTCGGCGCGGGCCTGTCGCGCGCCGTGCGGCTGTCGACCATCAGCAGCTACTGCCAGGGCGTGGTGACGCTGACCGGCGCGGCCTTGTGCGTCGTGCAGCTGTTCAACATCTGACCGGCCTGCGCCCCGGGCATGCTGGTCGAGCACGGCTTCGTCCGCGCGCAGCTGCCTGACGGGCGCGAGTGGACCTTCACGCCCAGCATTGGCCGCATCGCTGAGCTGGGCACGCCGGAGGGCGTCGTCGAGGTGTACGCGGCGCTGCACGGCCCGCGTGCCGAGCGTGTGGCTGGCGAGGTTTTGGCTTGGCTGTGTGACCAGGACGACGCTAGCGATTTGATCGGCTGGCGCGATGAGCGCGGCGAACACGACGGCGCGATGCCGGCCGCCGAGCAAATCATCCTTGCCCGGCACCTCATGCAGCACGGCGTCTGCGGCAAGCCTGACCCGGCCGCGGCCAGCAACGGAGGCAGTTACAGCAGCCGCTTCGACGCCTCGCAGTTCATTGCCCTCGGCCGCGTGCACCTGGGCATGACGCACGACGAGGCGGCGGCGCTGTCCATGACCGAGCTGCAGCAGCTCATGGCCGTCAAGTTCCCGCCGCAGGAAGGCGCAAAGGGCAAGAACGTGCCCACCCGGGCCGAGTACGAGGCGGCGATGAAGCGGCTGAAGGAGCGGCGCGGTGGCTGAAGGCTTCAAAGTCGGGTCGGTCTACTACGAGGCCGATCTAGAAACCGGCAGGCTGATCTCGCAAGCGCGAGACGCCGAACGCGCTGTCGGCCGCCTTGAGGGTGCATTCACCCACGTCGCCAGCGCCGTCGCATCTCTCGTGGCGGCGCTCAGCATCGAGGCCGTCGTGCGCGGCAGCATCAACGCGGCGCGGCAGTTCGAGAAGGCCGTCGCTGACCTGTCGGCAATCACGGGCGCTACCGGCGAAAGCCTGCAGCAGCTGACGGCCGAGGCAAAGCTGCTGGGCAGCACCACGACGGCCAGCGCCGGCCAGGTCGTCGAAGCGATGAAGCTGATCGCGTCGGCAAAGCCGGAGCTACTCGAAACGAGCGGCGCGCTGGCGGCCGTGACGAAGGAGGCCATCGCGCTGGCCGATGCGTCCGGCATGGCACTGCCCGCGGCGGCAGAGGCCGTGACGCTGGCCCTGAACCAGTTCGGGGTGGGCGCCGATCAGGCCGCGCGCTTCGTCAACGTCCTAGCCGCCGGCGCCAAGTTCGGCGCCTCGGAAATCAGCGACACCGCCATCGCGCTCAAGAACAGCGCGGTCAGCGCGGCGGCGGCGCGCGTGTCATTCGAGGAAACGAACGCGGCCCTGCAGGCGCTGGCCGCAGGCGGCATCAAGGGCGGCGAGGCCGGCACGGCGCTGCGCAACGTCATCCTGAAGTTGGAGAACGAGGCAGACAAGAAGCTCAAACCGAGCATCAACGGCCTTGCCAGCGCACTCGCAAACCTTGACCGCCAGAACCTGAGCAGCACCGAACTGACGAAGCTGTTTGGCCTGGAGAACGTCAACGCCGCGCAGGCCCTGCTCGGCAGCGCCGACAAGGTGCGCGAACTGACGGCCCAGCTCACCGGCACGCAGACCGCGTATGAGCAGGCATCAATCAACACGGCGACGTTCGACGCTTCCGTGCGGAAGATGAACAACGCCCTTGAGCTGGCGGCCATCAAGCTGGGCGACGAGATCAAGCCCGCGGCCGAGGCCGGCGCCAAGGCCATCACAGCCATCGCGCAGGCCTTCATCGATGGCGCCCCGGCGATCACCGCGCTCGGCTCTGCGCTGCAGGTCGTGGCGGCACTCATGCTGGGCCGCGGTGTCGCCGCACTGGTGGCGTACACCGGCGCGCTGTACGCAAAGGCTGCGGCAGCCGGCGCCGCTACGGTGGCCGCCCGCGTGTTCACAGCGGCCCTGGCCGCGGTCGGCGGCCCCATCGGCATCGCGGTCGGCCTCATCGCCACGCTGGCCCTGAACTGGGACAAGCTCTCCGACAGCGCGCGCACGGCGGCTGAGATCACGGAGCAGTCGGCCGAGCGCATCGCGGCGGCTACGCGGAAGAGTTCCGGCGCGGCCGAGCGCGACCTGAAGGAGCAGCTCGCCGAGATCGAAAAGGCACTGCCTGCCGCGCGCCGCGCGCCGACCAATCTGCGGATGGGCACTTACGGCGGTGTTGGCAGCCCTGAAGAGATCGCCGAGGCCGAGGCCAGGGTGAAGGCTCTGGAAGACGCGGCGCTGCGCACGCGGCTTGCCCTGGAGAAACTGCGCGGCGGCGGCCGAGGCGACGACATCATCCCCGCCCTGGTCGGGTCGGCGCCTGCCGCCGCGCCGCCACCGCCGCCACCGCCGGGCAGCAAGAAGGCACCGGGCACGAAGGCGGCAGCCGACGACGTGCTCGAGCAGATTCGGCAGCAGATCGCCGCCGAGGCGAAGCTCGCGCAGATCGAGAGCGACCGCATTCGCATCGCCGACGAGCGCGCGTCCAAAGAGGCGCAGATCGCAGAGCAGACCGAGCGTCAGCGCGCGCAGGGCCGCGAGTTCGCCGCCGGCCTGATCGCTGGCGACGACCCCATCGCGCGGCTGCAGCTCGAGCTTGAGACCAAGAGCCAGCTTCTTCAGCAGGCGTACGAGCGCGACCAGGGGAACCTGGCCCTGTACGCAGCCGCCAAGGTCGCGCTCGAACAAGACACCGCGACACGCATCACCGAGATTCTGGCCAGCCAAGAACAGAAGCGCCTCTCCCTGCAGTCGCAGGCGCTGAACGCCTACGGCAGCCTGTTCGGCAGCCTGGCCGACCTGTCGAAGCAGTTCGCGGGCGAGCAGAGCGGCATCTACAAGGCGATGTTCGTCGCTTCGAAGGCCTTCGCCATCGCCGACGCCATCCTCAAGATACAGCAGGGCATCGCCAATGCCGCCGCGCTGCCGTACCCGGCGAACATCGGCGCGATGGCCAGCGTCGCTGCAGCCACGGGCAGCATCATCTCGACGATGCAGGGCACGAACTACGGCGGCGGTCGCCAGTTTGGCGGCCCCGTGTCGGCCGGCAGCATGTACCGCGTCAACGAGACCGGCGCCCCCGAGATGTTCGTCGGCTCGGGCGGCAAGCAATACATGCTGCCGACGCAGGGCGGCCAGGTGATCCCGGCTGACGAGGTGGGCGGCGGCTCCGGCGGCTGGACGATCAACGTCTACGGCGCACCCGAAGGCACGACCGCCCGCGTCAACGAGCAGCAGCGCACCGTCGACATCGCCGTCGGCCGCGCCAAGGCCGAGATCGCCGGCGAGTTCCGGGAGAACAGCGGCCAGGTGTGGGGCGCGCTCACCGGCAGCAGCAACGTCCGAGGGAGGTTCTAGCCGTGCCCATCTCATACCCCGTCGGCCTGCCGACCGTGCTGGCCACCAAGCGCACCAGCAAGGGCGCCGCCTTCGGCATGGCCAGCCCGCGCCGCGGCACGCCCTACGTCGAGCCCACGGGCACCGACACGCCGACGGTCTTCGCGGTCGAGTGGCTGCTCAGCGAGGCGGACGCCGCGGTGCTCATCAACTGGGTCGAGGTCACGCTCGAGCGCGGCACGCTGGAGTTCACGATCCCGCTGCGCACCGAGACCGGCCTGCGCGAGATCACCGGCAACTTCCTGCCCGAGGGCCTGCTCGACCGGCAGCGCGACGGCGCACTCTGGCGCTACAGCGCGAGCATCGTCTCGCGCACGGGCACCGGCCCGCTGATCGCGCCGCCGCCCCCACCGGCGCCGCCACCGCCAGCACCTGGGCCGTCGGGCTACTTCCTATCGCGCTGGGATAACAGCATCATCTTCACGGCCGGCGAGACGGGCCTGGACGTGACAGCGCAGCTCGAGCAGGCCGCCTTCGACGCCGACGCCGGGAACTACACGCTGGCCCTGCCGCCGTGGGCGCTGCGGTTCAACAAGAGCTTCCGCTGCAACCGCATCCGCGGCGTGCGCGGCCTGTCGGTGCTGGTGCCCGAAGAACCGTTCAACGCGGCGGCGACCTTCGGCAACGAGTTCGTCATCACGAACCGCAACTTCTCGCAGCTGTGGAACCCCGCAACGGCCGAGGACTGCAGCTATACCGACTTCGAGCTGCGCATCGGCCTGCAGCGCAACATGGGCGGCATCGGCATCGCCGGCACGCGCCGCAGCCGCTTCGAAGGCCTGCGCCTGAAGGCCATCCGCACACTCAATGGCCTGGGCCGCGCCTACCCGGTGCTGTCGCTGATCGACTTCTACGCGCTCTGCCGCGACGGCAAGGTGGTCGACTGCGACCTGGACAACGTGACGGGCGCCTACGGCACGGGCGGCACGCGCTTCAGCCCCGACGGCGGGGCCTGCATCTGGGTGCGGAACTTCCGGCTGTCGAACCTGCCGCTGGCCACGCTGCAGAGCACCGCGCCGGCCGACGTGGCTGCCACGCTGGCCGAGGCCGAGGAGTGGGTCACCGAGAACATCGAGATCCACGGCAACCGCATGACGCACATGACCAGCGACGAGGTGCTCTCGGTCTACGGCGTCACCGGCGTGACGCGCAACTGCACGGCGCACCACAACAAGATCCTCGGCCTGCCAACGATCGGCGGCGTGCACCACGCGAGCTGGATCAGCATCTTCCCGCTGCGGCAGTTCACCGGCGGGGCGGTCCCTCTCTTCGACGCGCTGGGCAAGACGGCCGCGGTCTACGACAACAGCTACCACGACAACTACATCGACGACAGCGCCGCGATGTACGACGTGATGCGCATCGGCGCCAACCCGAACCCGGCCAACCCGAACACCGACGGCTACAACCGCTGCTTCAACAACCGCAGCTACAACAACACGGTCATCTGGCGCCGCAGCGCGGACCCTGTCACTGGGCCGAAGGCGGTGTACGTGGCCGACGGGTCGCCGGGCGGCCTTGACCCCGACATCATCTCGACCATCATCAAGTGCCAGGACGGCGTGTTCGGCGTCGCCTACACCAGCGACACCAGCGGCAACACCAGCACCGACGACACGGCCATCGCCGACCCGACCGGCGCCGCTGTGAACCAGGGCTTCGGCGGCTTCCAGCGCCTGACGAACCCCGAGACCTTCGGCAACATCTTCATCGGCATCACGAGCTGCCGCTTCGTGTTCGGCGGCAAGGTCGAGGCCGCGTACTCGCCCTTCGTGAACTGCCGCAGCGTGGTCGGCACGAACTACCGGCAGAACCTCGCGGGCGGCGTGGTGTACGAGATCAACGACGGCCAGCCCGGCGTGTACGGCCTCAAGGACACGGTGGGCGAGAGCTACGGCCGCCTGGTCAGCGTGGGCGGCCTGACGCCTTCCGCATCGAGCGTCGGCGTCTACAACAACGACGTCCAGTTCATCGGCGCGGCAAGCAGTCACCCGATCCTGCAGAACCTCGCCCCGGCGGCTGGCGCGACGATCCGTGCGCGCAACAACACCAGCCGCGGCACCAGCGCCGCGATCACGGCCGGCACCGGCGACATCAACCGGGCCAGCAACGACTGGAACGGCACGCTGGACTGACGCGCCATGCCGATCACCGAGCGCAATTTCTGGGCGCAGAAGCCGGTCGAGGCCCGCTTCGAGACCATCGTGTTCAGTCACGCGGAGTTCAGCGCGCCGGTGCGCCTGGTGCGCAACGAGTTCGCGGCGGTCACGCTGGGCGGCCAGAGCTACACGCCGGTCGCCATGGAAATTCGGCCGCCGGTGCCGGCCCCTGGCGAGCAGCCGAAGCTGGTCGTCAGCTTTGCGCGCCAGCAGGTCGGCCGCACCTTCAAGACGCAGCTGCGCCTGATCCGCGCCGCGGCCTCGCGCGTGCCGGTGACGGTGACCTATGCCGTGTGGCTGCAGGACACCGACGCGCCGAAGCGGTCGTGGACGCTGTACGCCGACGACAAGGGCGGCGTCAGCTTCAACGGCAGCACGGTGCAGGTCACGGCCACGCTCGACAGGCTGCGCCGCACGGCCCGCGCGCCGGTGTACCTGCCCGAGGTGTTCACGGGTCTGGAGCTGGTGTGACGCCGGCCGCCTTCGTCGAGCGCTGCATGGGCATCGACGGCCCGCGCTACGTGCGCTGGCGGTCGGACTGGCAGGCCTGCGACTGCTTCGGCATGATCGTCCTCTACTGGCGCGAGGTCGTCGGCGTCGAGCTGCTCATGAGCCCGGCCATCGGCAGCGGCATGGCCGACGGCTTCGCAGCGCTCGGCCCCGCATGGCGCGAGTGCGGCCCGCTGCCCGGCGCCTGCGGTTTCATGGCCTGGGATGTCGGCCTGCCGCGCCACTGCGGCGTGCTGCTGCCCGGCGGCGACCTGCTACACACGGAAGGCCCAGGCCCCGGCGGCGCAGGCGGCCCGCGCGTCACGCGGCTGGCGGCGATGGCCCGGCTGTACCCCGACCTGCGCTTCTACGCGCCCACCCCGAAAGCCGTCGCCCCATGACCGC